TGACTTTGGCTTCCTAGTATGGCAGCTCAATTTCTTCTTGATGAAGGTGTCTTAGACACAGACTTACTTGGCCCAATCATCATTGTTTCGGCAAGTGCCGACCTTGGTGGAATCTCATCAAGTGGAAGTTCATTAGTAACGCACCTCGTTACTATGGCAGCAGAGCTTGGTGGCTTATCAGCAAATGCAAACACAAATCCTGAAACGCCAGGCGGAGCGCAGGTTGAGTCAGGTCACGGATTTATCCAACCTTATTTCCCACCTGTTATCCCACCTCAAGAAATCAAAATCGCAACAGTTTATGCAGGCGCGGTCGCCGGCTTAGGCGCAGTCAGTGCAAGTGCAATGTCTGAGATTTCCTTCTCGATAATGGAAGATGATGCAGAAGTTCTGCTTCTGATTTAGGAATCCAATGCCATATCTAATATCCGACAAGCAAAGTGATTGCCAAGGTTGGGCAACTATCAAAGAAGAATCAGATGGTTCTTACACGACTATCGGTTGCCACGACAACAAGCAAGATGCCATTGACCAAATGGTTGCTGTCAGTATTGAAGAAGGCATTGAGCCAGGCGGAGAAGTTCGTCAAGTAGATTTAACAGTTCCCGCATTCATTCGCGCAAACGCAGAGCGCGGTTTGAAGTTAGTTCGAGAAGGTTTTGGGGGAGATGGTCTGACCGACACTGCAAAGCGCGAAGCGCGAGAAATGGCAGCAGGTCGAATAACAGAAAACAAAGTTCGCAAGATGGCACCTTGGTTTGCTCGTCATAAAGTTGACGGCCAAGCGCCAAAGAACAAAGACTCATCCGATCCTCAATATCCAGGCGCAGGTCTAGTGGCTTGGTTGATTTGGGGCGGAGATTCCAACTTCAGTGATAGAGCGCAAAATTGGGCGCAACGCAAGATTGATGCCCTCAATGCAGAAGCCGATTCAAGGAGCAAAATGGCAAAGAAAATTGAACGGCGCACATATAGCGTGCGCGATGTAGAAGCGCGAAATGATGACTCAGGAATGCGCCTCGCGGGATACGCAGCAGTCTTTAATGATGCAAGCGTTCCACTACCTTTCAAAGAGAGCATTGCTCCAGGTGCTTTCCGAAAGACTTTAACTGAAACCCCCGATGTGAGAATGTTAATCAATCACGAAGGTTTGCCAGTAGCTCGCACAAAAAACGACACTTTGAAACTTTATGAAGATGAACGCGGGTTGCGCTTTGAAGCAGACCTAGCCGACACTCAAGAAGGTCGTGACATTTATGAACTTGTTAAGCGTGGAGATGTTGACCAAATGTCTTTCGCTTTCCGAGTCATTCGTCAAAAATGGAATGATGACAGAAGCCGCCGAGTCTTGACCGAGGTATCTTTAGCAGATGGCGACATCTCAGTTGTCACTTATCCTGCTTATCCAACAACCACAGTTGAAGCGCGTGAGCATTTGAAGGAAGCAATTAAGGCTTACAAAGAAGGCCGCGAAGTAACAGGCGAATCACTTGCAGTCTTAAAGACAATTTTCTCAGACCTTGAAGAAGGTCACGAATACATAATGAGAGCCGTTGAAATGATGGCAATGATGGTCAATGGCGAAGAAGTTGAAGAAGAAGCCCGCGAAAGCGTTGGCGATTTCGTTGAATGGGATTCATCAGGCGGAACTGCCCGTGGTCGCATTGAACATATAATGGAAGAAGGAGTGCTTGGCATTCCTGGCACAGAGTTCAGCATCACCGCCGAAGAAGGCGACCCTGCCGTTCTCATCCGTGTCTATGAAGAGTTCCGTGATGGATGGCGAGCAACTGAAACTCTTGTTGGCCATAAGATGTCAGAACTTCGTTATATCGACCCACTACCTGAAGCCACAGAAGAAGAAGGTCGCAAGATTTCTTTGCGCCTAGCTCAAGCAATAATCAATTCAACAAAATAAGTTTCTGCTCAACAGAGCAGATTGAAGTCGGAGCCAACCTCGCACCCCGTTAAGCGCCGCGAGCATCTTGGCCACCACCTCGAAAACCTAATCATAAGGAGCAAAACTCAATGTCATATTTTGACAAAGTAGTCGAGCGCCGTGATGCAGTCAAGGCAGAGATGGATGCAGTTCTTGAGGCAGTTGCCACAGAGAACCGCACCGATCTGACCACAGAGGAAACCGCTAAGGTTGATGCTCTAGTTGCTGAATCTCGCACACTCGATGAGAAAATTGAAAAACTGACTGCACAAGCAACAGCCGATGCAAAGGCTTCCGAAGCTCGTTCAGCAGTAGCAGAAATCGCAACTCCGAAAGTTGGCGGTTACAAAGTAACAAAAGAATCACGCACCTATGCACCTGAGTCAGATTCTTCTTTCTTCAAGGATGCTTACAACGCACAATTCAAATCTGACTACGCAGCTCAGGAAAGACTTGCTCGCCATCAGCGCGAAGAAGAAATTGAGCGCCGCGATGTTGGAACAGCTCAGTTTGAGGGTCTAGTAATTCCTCAATATCTCACAGAGTTTGCAGCGCCACTTGCTCGCGCAGGTCGCCCGTTCGCAGACTTTGCAACTGCAAAGCACACATTGCCACCAGCCGGAATGACCTTGAATATCTCAAGAATGACCACTGGAACATCAACTGCTGTTCAGGTAACACAGAATGATGCAGTCAGCGAAACAGACCCAGATGACACACTGCTCACCATAAATGTGCGCACAATTGCTGGACAATCTGATTTATCCCGACAGGCAATCGAAAGAGGAACAGGCATTGATCAATTCGTTGCTCAAGACCTAGTTCGCTCTTGGCACACCACACTTGACAATCAAATCCTGAATGGCGCAGGAACAGCAGGAACGATTGTTGGACTTCGTAACGCAGGCGGAAACGCAGTCACATTCACATCCACTGCCCCAACTGCTGCTCTTCTATATCCAAAACTTGCTGATGCAATTCAGCAGATTCAGACAAATGCTTTCACAAATCCAACTCACTTCGTGGTTCATCCAAGAAGATTGGCTTTCTTGTTAGCTTCTGTTGATTCTTCAAATCGCCCACTCGTAGTTCCTGCCGCAAGCGGCCCAACAAATGCAATGGGTTCAGGCGCAGGCGCTTCAGTTTATGGCAACTCCGGCTATCAAATGATGGGTCTTCCTATCATCACAGATGCCAGCATTGGAACGACTTATGGAACAACCACAAACCAAGATGAAATCTATGTTGTGACTGCTCCTGAGTGCCATCTGTGGGAACAATCAGGTTCTCCATTCACCCTTCGCTATGATGCGACAGGTGCAGGAAACCTAACAATCAAGACAGTGGTTTATGGCTACGCAGCCTTCACCGCAGGTCGCTATCCACTAGCCAACTCGATTATTTCGGGAACAGGCTTGGCAGCACCTAGCTTCTAGTCACTAGAAGAAAACTAAATTGTGTAAGAGTGTTCAAGGCCCCCGACTTGGACACTCTTACACTTCTAAACGATTCGGGGGAATCAATGAAAACAGGTCACAAAGTTTCAATCGGGTCTTGCGATCCAGGGATGGTCAATGGCGGATTCGCCTTCCATCTCATTCAATTAGCATCAGCACGCTCAAACAAACTTGGCCCCTTTGTTCGTATCAAAGGATCAGGCTTACTTTCTAAACAAAGAAATCGCGTTGTCAAGCATTTCTTAGACTCAACTGATTCAGATTGGCTTCTGATGATTGACTCAGATGAGCAGCTTGATGTCTTAACTTTTGACAAGTTGTGCGAAACTGCACACGATAAAGAACGACCTGTTGTTGCAGGTCTAGTTTTCGCAGGCTTCGGCGTGGTAGGTAAGCCTTATCCAAAACCTGTGCCAGCGATTTTTCAAGATTCACCTGATGGATTTTTACCGCTTTACAAATACGACAAGAACGCAGTTTTTGAAATCGATGCCGCAGGCACAGGTTGCTTGATGGTTCACAGGAGCGTTCTTGAAGCAATGCGCGAAGCAGCAGACCCAAATCAAGGCAAGGATTGGTGTTGGTTTTGGGATGGCCCTGTTAAGGGCGAATGGATTGGCGAAGACTTGCTTTTCTGCCGCCGAATCAAATCGCTAGGTTTTCCAATCTATGTGAACACCGGAGCGATTTTGCCACACTCCAAGTCTTATTGGCTGAAGGAAGAACACCACGAATTATGGCGAGATTAAAGCGCAAAGAAACGGCACTAGCTCTGCCTAAGTTAGAACGAGCAATTCAAACAACACCAAAGAAGAGGAAATCTAGTGGCAATCACCAACGGCTACGCGACTCTCGCGGAACTAAAGTCATCGCTGACAATAACTGACACAAGCGATGATGCTTTGCTTGAACTTTCAATAACTGCCACAAGCAGAATGATTGATGACTTTACAGGTCGCTTCTTCTATGCAAATGGAACTGTCGGAACACCTGTTGTTAGATATTACACAGCCCTTGATCCTTGGAGCCTTGCAGTAGATGATTTCGTGTCAATATCCGCAATCGCAACTGATGACAACTTTAATCAAACTTGGTCAACTGTTTGGGCAACTTCTGACTTTATGGTTGAGCCTATCAATAACCCTCGGCGCGGTTGGCCTTACACAAGAATCTTAGCAACAGGTCGTTATGTTTGGCCTTATTATCTGCCTCAAGCCTGCAAGATAACAGGCGTTTGGGGTTGGTCTGCGGTTCCTTCAGAAGTTAATCAGGCTTGTTTAATTCAAAGCTCTCGGCTTTTCATTCGTAAGCAGTCGCCATTTGGAATCGCAGGAACTCCTGAACTTGGCACTGTCAGACTTTCATCAAGACTTGACCCTGATGTTGAGGCGCTTCTTCGCCCTATGAAGAGAAACAATGGTTTGGCAGTATGAATCCAAGCCAAGTTCGTGATGGTCTTAAAACTAATCTTCAAACCATTTCAGGACTCAGAGTCTATGACTTAATACCTGACACAGTGACACCGCCTGCCGCAGTTGTAGGTCAATTAGATTTCACATTCGACATCGACAACGCCCGTGGCTTAGACCAGGCACAAGTCGATGTTCTTGTGATTGTGCAACGCTTTTCAGAACGCTCAGGCCAAGACAAGTTGGATGCTTTCCTTGCAGGAAGTGGCATCGGCTCTATCAAGACGGCGCTTGAAATCGATCGCACTTTGTCAGGAGCAGTGAACACCTTGCGTGTTACAGGAGCCGAAGCAGGCACTTATGACTCACAGGGAGTTTCATTTCTCTCTTACCGATACAGACTCACGATTTGGGGATAAGGAGAAACTAATGGCTTACAAGGTCATCTCAGGCCGCGAGGTCTGTGGGAAAAAACAAGGTGAGGTTCTTACCTTGAAAGAGTTAGAAGATGCAGGCGCAAACATTGAAGTTCTAATTGCAAGTGGCCACATTCAAGCAAGTTCAGCAAGTCAACCAGTAATCAAACCAGCACAAGAAGGAGCCAAAAACTAATGGCAAGAATCGTTCTTACCAATGCCCTAGTCACAGTCAACGCTATTGATTTGTCTGATTTAGTGGCATCAGTGACACTTAACTCATCCATCGATGTAGTTGAAACAACAGCATTTTCAAGCACCGCAGCTCGCACACGCATCGGCGGTCTTGCAGACAATTCAATCAGTCTTGAATTTCACCAAGACT